TATGGAGCGTTGGATTACTTATGTGATTAGAAAAGGTATCAATAATAAAACTGCACAGAATTTAGTTAACGCTGCTGATGAATATTTAGAAGATGAAGTAACTAAGATTCCTCCAGGTGCATCAAGTCCTAGAGAAAATACGATTGCTATATGGCAAAATGGTGGGCTTGTTAGATATAAATTTGACGATCCGCTATTTGTAAAAGCCTTTACAGGTATGGAAACAGTAGCATTACCTATGTTCCCTAAGATGGCTAAGATTGCAAATATTTTAAGACAAAACATTGTGCTCTATCCGCTCTTTTCAGTATCTCAAGTATTTCAAGATGCCTATAGTGCGATGGTAACTTCAGGAGTTCAAAATCCATTTGGCATACCATTAGAAGTTATGAAAGAAATTGTAAAAACATCGGCAGGTGTTAGTAAAGCTAGGCAACAATTAAAAAGTGTAGGTGCTGTAGGTATTAGAGATTACTCTGCTGAGATAAGTAAACTAGATGCAGAGATTGCTGCAGGTATGAAAAAACCTAAATTCTTTGAACGTTATGTTAAAAATCCTTTACAAAAATTTTCTATGGCGTCAGATAATGTTATACGTCAAGCTATTTATGCACAGACTATGAAAGAGACTGGTGATAAAGCTTTAGCTATTGAGCGTGCTTTTGAAGTTATTAACTTTAGACGTACAGGTTCTAATAAATTAGTATCCGTAGGGCGTCAAGTAATTCCATTCTTTGGTGCATATTTACAATCTATAAATGTCATGATGAAAGTTGCTTCAGGTAGAGGTATTGCGCCTTCTCAAAGAGCGGAAGCTTATCGTGTATTACGTAATACAATGATGAAAACTATGATATTAAGCTTTATTTATGCAGCTTTAACTGCTGACGATGATGACTATGAAAAATTAGATCCATCAATTCGTGATAGAAGATTTATATTCCCAGGCACAGGTGGTATGAGTATACCTGTTCGCCCTGATTTAGCATCGTTCTTTAATAAAGTAATTCCTGAACATGTATATCATAGATACATTAAAGATGATGAAGATGCTACTAAAATGTGGAAATCATTAGGTGGGGCATTAGCTAATGCTGTTACAGGTCCATCACCTTATCCTCAAGCTTTAAAAACTTTAGGTGAATTAGCATATAACTATGATATGTTTACAGGTCGACCTATTGTTGGTACAGGAGTGGCAGGTAAAGAAGAAGAGATGCAATATACTGCGAGAACTTCTGAAATGGCAAAAGTATTAGGTGACTATACTGGAACGTCTCCAATGAAATGGGATCACTTTTTAGATGGTTATTTAGGGTATACAGCAGGTTTAATAAGAATGGCAACTAATGACTTTATGGCTGATATACGTGGCGATGTCTTACCATCTAAAACTGTTCAAGATTATATTACTGATCTTCCTGGCACATCAGCATTTATTGCAAGAGAGTTTGGCACACGTGCTAAAAATGATTATTATGAATTAAGAGATGAAGTTGATCGTGCTTATAACACTTATAAAGATAAACAACAATTTAGAGGGCCTGAAGAAACAGAAGCTTATTTAGCTAAAGATAATAAACGTGATCTTATTGTAAGAAAAGGTCTTATAGATGATCTAGGTAAATACTTATCACAATTAAGAAAAATGGAACGTTCTGTTCTTGAAGATAAGTATATGTCTCCTGATGAAAAACAACAAAAGATTAAGTTTATTAGGGAAGAAGAGGTTAACATGCTTGACCATCTAGAAAAATTTGATGGCAAAGATGCTAAATATATTCAAAAAATTAGAAAAGAAGCTGGCTTATAAACGCCAAACTCTTATACCTTTAATACCATCTTCTACTACAATCTTGTGAACAAATTGAAATTCAAGGCGTTCACTTTCTTTTTGTATAGCTTTTAACGCTGATTCTGTATCAATAGCAGGTATAAAGATAGATGTGCCTGGTTGAAACTCAGGCCATTTAATTTGATAGTTTACGCCGTTAGTTAACACTTCTAGGTATATCCAATGGTAAGTCGTTAGTCTTAATTCCTTCAAAGGTAGAATTATCAATCCAAATGCATCTAACACCTGAACCACTAATGTCTAATCCTTTTTGTAACACTTTAGAATCTCCTGACTTGTATTTCAAAACATTATTGTCTCTAAGTTGTTTAATAAAATCTTCGTAGTCTACGTTGCCAAGGGACTTTAAATATGTGCGCATTATACCGCAAGGTATATAAATTGTATTAGTATCTGGCTCAATTCTGACTCGTAACTCATTGATTGGTTTCAATAATGGTGCTTCTTGTAATCCTGTTCTAGCATCCATAGCACTATTAATTACTAACGTATTTTTTAAATTTTCATGCAAGAAAGTTGTTAAGGCTTCTATAGCATCAAAATCACGTGCTCTAAGTTCTACTCTAGATTTATCTAATTCAGCTTTAATTGCTTTTTTTACAGGTTCTAAATCAATATTATGAATGCCTAATTGTTTAGCAATTTGAGCACCTAAAAATACAGCGGCTAATGTGGCTGAATATTTTCTATCTTCTCCAGATATACTCCAAGCTTTATCTATTTTTTCTTGTGTTTCTTTTAGAGCAATTTTTACAGAATCTAAATTAGATATGATCCATTGAGCATATATTTCACCTGCATGTCCATAGTTATCGAACAATCTGCCAAAATAATCATCAGCATCTTTTTTAGATAGTGAGTAATCTTTATCAATTCTTATTTGTAAAAACCGAGCCATTTCACCTGATGCTTTTGCATTAGCTGAGAATACTACAGTTCTAAAGTCTGTATTAGAAGATACTACACAGATAAGATTAAAGACTGTATTGTTTTGTCTTTCTTTATTAGTGCCACCACTTCCCATACGATTACGTCCACGACCTGTTGACATAAATTTTAAAAACTCGTGTAGATCATCAGGCGTTACTTTTGTAAATTCATCAACGGCAGCGGGGAGACTATTCATATAACCCATACGATTAATGACAGCATTTCCTGTATCACCCCATACTTGAATTAATTTAGCTGATAATTCGGGATTACCATATACACTAGTCATAGCTTGTAGTATGGTTGACTTACCTTGACCTGTTTCAGGATTGTATAAATTAATAACGGCAGACTTTTCTTTTGTTCTAAAGAAAGGCATAAGTAGTGAACCAAATGCACAGAAGAAACCAAATGCACGTAACTCCATACCAGGTCTTTCATATACTGATATGGCTTTTTTCCATTCTTCGTATGAACCTTTCTTTTGTAATGCTGGATTTACGTCACTTAATTCTTCAGAAACAGGCACGTATTTAATTCCAAATGCACTAATCTCACGATTACCTATAACTATTTTATTGTATGTAGAATTCCAACCATATTGTTTATACATCGGTGTAGATGGTTTTTGTTTTTGTTCGTTATCTACCACTGCAATAATGTAATCAATAACGTTATCTAATTTTTTACCATTCTTAACAATACCTCTTGCAACTAGTATCTTACGAGCTTCATCACGAGATAGTAATTGAGTTAGTGGTGCTATAAATTCTTGCACCCCTTCATGAGGTAAATGTAATTTAAACCATGCACAAAAACCAATAGCACTATCATTTAATATTTCTACTAAATAAAAGTCATAGTCATATACCATAATAGCTTCTTCGTTTTCATCAGCTACAGTTTTATATACTCCACCGTTTTTACCTCTAAAGTATGGGAAAGGGTAATCAGGTATTTGATATGTAACTACTTCTCCTAATTCTTCTGACTTAGCTTGTATAACATTATCTGCACCTTTAGAACGTAGTATTACTCTACCTAATTCTATGGGGGAAGTAATCTTACCTTTGTGCTTGCAGTTATCACAACCTTCAGGTCTTAATCCTTCAAATTGCCTACAAGTATGTGGTCCAGGAATAGCACTGGCTTTAGCTTCTGTTTTAGCATAATCATAATCAGGGTGGTGTTTAGATATATTGTGTATGGCTGCTTCAGCATCTTCACAATATGCAGCAATAGATAATCCTGAACGCCACAAGGGTTCTTCTACAGTAGCTTGTTTTGTCATGATGTGAACTAGTTGTGCACAACCATCATCTTTACGACAACGTTCTATAATCTTCATAAACTTAGAAGAGTTATTACCTAAAATAGCTTTTGTAGCTTCGTCTAATGGACGTTTAGCCTTAGGTTTATCAGAAATATGTATAGGGATAAGACGTGCTAATTCATCGAAGGGTGTAGCAGTTCCTTCATTAATTACAGTTACATCTTCAGGTTTAGATACTTCTTTGAAATTTTTTGTACCAGGAACCCGTAAGATACGAGCCATATCAGCAGTGCACGCGCCATCTGCTTTTAAACCATGTTTAGCACATAAGAATTTTAAGCCTTCAGCAACGGGTTGCCATATAGCTTTGTCTACTGGCTCTGTAAAAGGCCAATAACAATGAATACCTCTACCTGAATCAACTATGGTAGGGGCGGGTAATTGTGTAGTATCTGTAAAGGATCGTAGTGCTACAAGAGCATCGTCTTTAGTTTCGTAGTCTTTCCATTTACGTTTCTTTGTATCAAATCCACAGTCAATATCTAACCATAAGATGCGTTGCTCTTTAGCATTTGTTTTCTTTCTTTCAGTAGGTTCTACATATGTAGAGCAAGCAAAATATACATCTTGCTTATCATCTAATAATTTTTTTACTACCTCTAAGGCTTCATCTATGGAATTTACAAACTTTGGAAGAACTATGTTTTGTTGGTCTTTGCCTAGGATACAATAATACCCATGCTCAGGCCACACTTGTTGTAAAAATTCTTTTGTTTGCATTTTTCTCTCAAAATGTTGTGTTACTAAATAGGGGGGCTAAAATATATTTAGCCCGAAGTATTACTTGCTTAGATCTACTATAAGTTCTTTAACTTTATGATCTAATCGTCTTGATGGTCTTGCTTTACCCGAAAACCAATCATACACCGTTTGCCTCGAAACGTTAAGCTTTTTCGCTACTTGACTAGCAGGGTATTTTAGTGATATGCACAGTGCTCCTAAAATAGTCCCTGTAGTTTCTTTAGCTTTTAAATTAGCTTCTATAATTACTTGAGAATAACCACGCATGATCATGCCCAATCTGAAACTAAGTCATCTAAACTTACATCACCTTGATCTGCTTTTGGTGTTGCTGGTTTTGGAGGTGGTGGAGCCACAGGTTTTTCTGCTACACGAACAGTAGGTTCAGGAATATCATCTATTACTTTTAAAGGTTCAGGACGTTGAATAGGTTGTTGTTTCTTTTGTTCAAACTCTTCACCATCTTCATCTTTGTTTAGATTAACTGATAATGTAATAGCACGTTTAGCTTCTTCTGAAGTTGACTTTGTGGAACATAATGCATACTCATCATCATTCAATACACGAATAGGTTTAAACCCAATCTTAGTGCTTGATGAGTCTTCATCAAACGAAACACGAGATACAACAGACATTAAGTTTTGACCATTAGCACGAACATAATCTGTATACTCATGTAAAGGTTTTCTATCTTTTGTGCCATTACCAAAAATAGATTGAGCAGGTAAAGTCATTTGATATACATCACCACCCATATCATCAGCACGAACAACTGCAATACGTCTACTAAAACGACATGCTTTAGTTCCATTAGCACCTGAACCCTTAATATTTTGAGGGCATGCTAAACATGTTTCTGCTTGTTTTTCTACAACAGCTTCATCAGGTTTTTGACTATCAGATGTCCAACATGTTGGTGGTGGCATTTTCTCGCCAGGAATATATGGCTTAGAAAAATACATTCTATGCACATGTGGTGAAGCATTTACAATAACAACATCAAGTGCATCTTGGTTAGATTTTTCAATCTCTTTACCATTAACCATTAATCTAAATTTACCACCTCGTATTGAAATACGTTTAGCAGTAGATGAACTACCTGTAATGTTTGCAGTAAATCCATCATCACGACGGGTATGTGTTGTTACTGCGGTGCTACTAAATACATCTATATCTGTGCTCATACATTCTCCTTATTATCTCTACTTTTAGTTATTCTTACTGTATATTCACTTGTTGCTTGTAAGCCTGGTGGTTGTTTATCAGGGTTTTGCTCCAAGTATTCTTTTATAGCTGATTGCACTAATCTTTTTTCAAAGAACTCAGGCAATTTATTTTCTAATATAAACTCATACATGCTAGGCCAATCACTTGACCAGTATCTTGTTCTAAGTGTCCTAGATAATGTGCCTACACTTGTCTTTAAACTAGTTACATTTAATGTTCTACACGCTTCGTTAAGAGCAAGATCAACTTTATCTTTTTGTACTTTAATATCTGTAATTTGTTTTTCTAACTCTTCAATTTTATCCCGCATATTGACAGAAGCTTGCATCATCTTTTCTATCTTATTATCATCTAATTCCATATTCTCTCCTTTCAATAATTAAGGATAACAGTATATCATAACTATTTACAATGTCAACTAATTTCTTTATCAATTAAATGACCATAGGTAAGTATTATCCAATAAGCAAATTGTAATAATTCTTCAGGAGTGGCACTATTTTTCATTACGTTAGCTTTGTTGCTTATTATATGAACGTTGCCTTTTACATATCCTTTAGTATTGTCTATTCGATCTAATGAGGGTGATGTGGCTCTTGGTCCTTTATTTGAATTACCAACACCTTTAAATTCTTTAAGTATAGGTATACCTAATATAGGGCAGGTGGAAGGTATTTTTATATCAGTAGCATCTATATTAAATTCAATTCCTAGTTTTTTAGCACGTGATTTTATTGCCGTAATAATATATTTTTCATTATTATTTAATTGCCATTTAGTTATATATTCTTTATATTTTGCAGCATGCTTTTTTCTATAAGTCTTGTGATACTCTTTGTATTTTTCAGGATTATCCAACCTCCATTTTTTTGCTCGTTCATAAGGGGTCATTCTGTAAACTCTTCTTTATAAAGATCAACCAACTTAGTATGCGTATCAATTTTGCCTTGCAACATTTTGTAAATTTTTTGTTCAACAGGGGAGCCTTGTAGGTGCACTACGGTCATCTTATTTTTTTGTCCAGCTCTATCCATACGAGCACAACATTGTATGTATGTTTCAACTGACATAACAGGTGACCAAAATACAACTACGTTAGCTGCGTGGAGTGTAACGCCATGTGAAGCAGCTTGAGGTTGGATAACTAATACTTGTGGGTCTTTCTTTTCTTGAAAGTTTTTAAATATTTCTGAACGATTGTTCATAGATACATCACCATGTATAGTGGCACAAGTTATATGTTCCTTATGTAATTCAGACATAACTTTTTCAATACTATGGCGGAACGGACAAAATACAATAACTTTGTGGCTGGCTTCATCTATAATTTCTTTTAAAGCAGTCATGCGATTAGATATATCAAATTCAATAACTTCACCTGTATCTGAATATATTGCACCTGCACTTACTTGTAATAGCTTTGTTAGCACTACACCTGCAGTAACAGCTGTAATGTCTTCTCCCCCCGCTTGCATATATTTATCTTTTTTAAGTTTTTTATAATACTTATCTTGTTGAGGAGTTAGAGGGACTTCACGAGTGGTATACAACACATCAGGCAAATCTAAACATTCGTCTTTAGTATAACGAATGGCAGGTTGTAATGTTTTAAATACAATATCTTGAGCATTAAATCTAGGCACCCAGGTGAACTGGCTAACTTTCTGCATAACCATATCCTTAAATGTTCCTGCATATTTAGGGACGGATGCGGGGTTCACAAGTCTAGCCAGTCCATATGCGTCAGCTGGTGATTGAGCAGCGGGTGTTCCTGTCATAAGCCATAACCATGTATCAGGTGTGACCACACGATTTAATGACTTCCAGCGACGTGTCGTGACAGTCTTGACATAGTTTGCTTCATCAACAACTATTAAATCAAAACCGCCAGATTTTATTTCTTTCTCTACTATTTCTACGCCATCATAATTAATTATAACGACATCTGTATTTTCTGCAAATACCTTCTTACGTTTCTCAGCACTACCATGAGCAATACCTACTGATCTATGCATAGCAGTTTTAAAAAAGTCTGCTTGCCATGCCGCTTGCATAATAGATAGTGGGCATACTACTAACATTCTTTTTACTTTACCTTGACTCATCAAGTAGTCAGCCGCCCATATAACAGCAGAAGTTTTACCTGTCCCTGCTTCTGATAAACAATAAGCACGCTTATGAGCAGATAAAAAGGTAGCCGTTGTTTTTTGATGATCAAACGGTTTATGAATTCCTGGAAAGTTGTAATCACGTGTAATAGGTGATGGAGG